CATCCACCATTAGTTCCAAGATAAACTATATCTCCTGATTGTAAAGTTCCTACATCTATACTATCTATTAAACCTGCAATCAACCCTAAACCATTTCCATTTGCAGAAATGTTCTCACTTGCAATAAGTGTTGCTGGGAATCTATTTGGATTACTATTATCTGCTAAGTAAACATCTACTCTATCGCCTGTGTTAGAATCAACATATAATGCTTGTCCTCTTTGTATCTCAAATGCTTCTCGGTTTTTGATTTCTTCATACATTGATTTCACATACTGAAAGGATAAGTTCCCTGCTCCATCAGTTTGTAAGAATGATTTATCACCGTTATCCGTATAGGTTGTATCTTCTAGTACTATCTGTGAACTTCCACTTACCAATCCACTTGGTAAAGTTGGAATTGGTAGGTTAGTCAATCCACTACCATCTCCTATGAATGAACCAGTAAAGTTAGAACCACCCGTTACATATCCGTGATTACCTGCTTGTATTCTACCTACATAGTTAGTTATATCACCCGCATATTGTTCATACTGTGAATTTACAAATATACCACCGTTGAATGAATTAGCACCTGTAAAGGTGTTAGAACCAGTAGTTGCATATTTTGGATTTAGATTATCTATTCCACTACCATCACCAACGAATGATGATGATACGGACCCACTTATGGTTACACCATCTATGGGGTTTCCAAGACCATCTACTAAATTACCAGTATCTGTATCCTTTTGTAGTAGTTGTTGGAATGAACTACTGATTGTTTGGTTTGTTAAATTGTAATTTGCCATGTGTTTTTTGTCCTCTTATTGTGGTAAATAATCGTATCTTGAGTTTATTACTTTCAGTCCCATTGCATTTACTACGTTTGGTATTTCGTTTCTAAATACTATTGGGGATTTATATTGAGTTGATGTATCAGGGTATATATCATCATTTACATTTTGGTTGTATTCTGGATATGCAGCTTCATTGAATGCCATATAATCTACCAACCTCTCACTAAAATATTCCGCCTTATTTTTAACGGATTGTCTTTTTTTATCGTATAATGCTATATCTGCAGCTGCATTGTTCTCTCCACCTTGTGGAACGACCAATCCTGCGTTTCTTGGTCTTAGATAGATTGTTTCCAAACTTTCGTAGTAGGACCAGTATAGTAGTGCATCTTGGATATAATCATCTACGAGTGTTTTATAGTTTCCACTTAGAGTATCGTTATCTACATCACTTATGATTTTATCATATAGTTTAGTTCCCAATAGTCTTGTTATATGAACTATCTGTGCTTCTCTTATTACTGATGAAATTAAGTCAACATCCAATGCGTTGTTTATATCAGTAAATCGTTTTAGTTTTGCTTCACTTATTAGTAGAGTATTCTGCATTATACTATCCCTTTGTTTTCGTTAATGTTTAGGTCTGGTGTTATATCCTTACGTTCTATACTATCTTCCAATACCTTATCTTCACCTGCTTCAGCATCTATCGAGGTTACTACTTCTGTTTCTTCACCATCCTCGAATAGTCTTGTTGTATCTACTCCAATTGGTTCATCATATCCATTCACCTTAAATAGTTCCTCAAAGACTGATAGTATATCACTTTGTTTAGGTTCTATCACGTTCTTTTGGAATAGTGCCATTGCCTCTAGCATCTCATCTCTACCTCCCAGTTGTCCTTCAGTTTTGATACCTACCAACATTGGAGATGTTATACGGTGTGATGTTAGTATCTTTTGTAGCACCATATCATTTACAGTAGTATAGTATCCATCGGCACCATTCTGTGGAATTGGTGTGATGATTGGTGCTTCATCTTTATTAGCTACATCCATGTATATCAAAGAACCAGCATTGTTAGAACCAGCATACGCAGCACGTAGTTGTCTTTCTATTGCTTCTCTTTCTTCATTATCTGCATCTGTAAATGTTGTTATAGATAAAGATGGTGCAAGACCATTCTGTATATTGTTCTTATGGAAATTATCTATCTCAGCATCTAAGGAGATTATATTTAGACCACCTGTATAATCAGGTAGTGGATAGTATTTCATTCCAGGTCTATATGGATTGTAGTAGTATATCTGTGATGGAGAGCTTCTATCTACTGTATTATATCTTGGTATATAGGTTACTTCTTCATCTTTTACTCTCAATCTACCTTTGTTTTGGAACTCACTTGATACATAGTATCCTGGTGTTATACCTCGTTCGTTACATCTATGTGCTCTTACATATGAAAAGTCTATATGGTAGACATCAGTTATCTTTGTTCTATCGTTAGACCAGATTACCTCGAGTGCAAATCCACCGAATAGTGCTCTATCTAATGCTACTTTCTTGAACACATCATTCCAAGACTCACCATCTCGGTTTGCTATTTCCAATACTTCTTCGTTTGCAGTAGTTAACCCATTGCCAACGATACCATCTTTGATGGCGTTAATGGCTGTAGCGTTGATAGCTGATTTATTATATAGTTCGATTATATAAGTTGGAAAGTCATTCCTTGTACCATAATATACAATCTTACCTTTATCATCCTCAAAGGCCATTGTATCTTGGTAGAACTCATTACCATACTTTGGTATAATCATCATCTTATGTTTATTTATTTTTTCCATTTGTTATCCTTGATATACTGTATATGTGGCATCTTCGTTTGATGATATATATTTTTTCTCGTTTGGTTGGACTGAGCCTGAGATAAAGACTCTGTCTTGGTATTTTAGTACGGAGTTTTCGGTTATACCATTGTAATCAACTGCTTGATTCCATAGTTGTGTGGTTTCTATCCAAGTAGTTTGGGTTTGAGACCATATAGTAGAGGCAGAACCTGTTTCTCCATACCATACCTCTAAATTATATGTTGTGCCACCTTCTGCTCCTAATTGGTTGTTGTTATATACACTACCAGACGAAAGATTAGTTTGTAGTGTTGTCCATCTTGGATTAGTGGGGTCTGTATTGTTTGTATAGGTTATACTCGATAGTAGAGTATTATTCTGTAATGTAGGGTAAATTATTATATTATATACACTGCCCGTATCGTAAGAACTCGTTACGAGGGGCGTATCGTTTTCTTTTTGGAAGGTTATAGTATTGAGTTGGTTTTCCTTTAATGTTATCATACATCTCCTTATAATAGGTTTGGGGGGTTGTTACACCCCCCTTCCCTATATTTCACTTATTGTGATACTGTGATTCCAGTTAATGCATCTGCAAGAGTAGTTCCTGTGATTACATCTGCTGGGTTGGGCTCTTGTGAGCTAAAAGTCAATGTATAACCATTAGCATCTCCTATAGCCGTTCCTGATTGTCCTTGTCCACCATTTAACTGTGCACCATGTACTCTACCTACGTAGAAGAACTTGCTACCAGATTGATCATTGTTAGTTTCCACTACAATTTTTAAGTCTGGGTTTGCTGCAAGTACTTTAATTTGATTTCGTACTGATGTTTGTAATTTAGCGAACACGGCATTTACCGTTGCTTCATAGAATACTGTTCCATTTTCAGTAGACCCGTTGATGGTCTCTGTAAAATCACTTGTATTTCTTTGTAAATCGAACTGATAAAATATACCAGTACCATCTATATCACTAATCTCGTTTGTTGTATCTGTGATAGATGATACTGAACCAGAAAGGATATATAGGGCCTTAATTCCACCTGTGTTGTCTCGACAGCCAAGCACAAATCCGTTTGTAATATCGCACGCCATAATTTTATTCCTTTTTGTTTAGTTATTTATTCAGTTATTATAAGTTGTTAGTTACCCAGAATTCAGGGTATGCAACTTGAACCCCTAGCTTTGTCACTATACGGTGTTTCAATTGGTCACTGTTTATATCGTAAAACAATTGGAAGTTATCTAAATCACTTACTAAATCCGTACCTACTACGATTTGTCTTGCAGGTCCAGTTACGATTCTATCGCTTCCTTGTAATCCTACTGTTCCTACGATTGTTAGGTTAGCGAATGGGTGTCTCATAGAAAGTAAAGAACCTCTGTTTTCTACTGCAGCTGGGTCAAAGTAGAAGTTGTTAGTTTTTCTTAACCATACAATATATTTACGGAAGTTAGCTACTGATAAGAAAGTAGTTAAATCGTCTCTATCTTGTACATCTACGTTTAATGATTCTAATTGTAAATCGATTTGGTCACCGATATTATCACTTGTTGGTACAGAAGATGATACAAAAAGAGCACCAGAACCTGAAGCTAATAAAGTATTTAATCCTACTGAACAATCACCAGCTGCAGTTGTTGCAGTCCAGATGAATTGGTCATTCTTCTTTTGGAAGTTTGCAACCAGTTGGCTCGCATACTCTTCTACGAATGCGAAAGTCTCCGGATATGAACCTTGTGGGCCAAGTAATCCAATATACTTTTGGTCTAAATCTTTAAGACATAAACCATCGAAAGATGTTCTTGTACATACTTCGATGTCTCTTTGAGAGTAAGTTACTGAACCAGATGGAGTAGATACACATGTATTACCATCTTGGATTACTAGATCAATTTCTTGTAGGTTGATCGGTTGTTTGTATTTAATTCCTTCGGTTACTGTTACATACTCAGCTGTTGAGCCTGCCATTACCGATTTTACGATAAGTTCACCTGCTAGTTCATTGTTAAATGCATCTAATGCGGCTACGTTAAATCCTGCCATAATTTTATTTCCTTTTTAATTAGTTTTTTCTAAGGTTAAGTAGTCTCTCGAATTGTGCCTTTTTTGCAGCATCTCTTGGTTCGTAAGATAAATCTACTTTCTTAGAGTTAGTTTTTGTTGTAATTGTTTTTTCAGTTGCTGGTTCAGCAGAAAATGTTTCTACTTTTCCTTTAACTTCTTCGATTTGGTTTGCGAAGTCTAATTTTAATGCCTCAATCTGTGTCTTGAATTCTGCAGATAGTGCTTTGATTAGTTCTTCATGCATGTCAAAAGTTTTTTCGATGATTTCTTCCTCATCTTCCAATTCCTCTTCTGCTTCTTCAGCTTCAGTAGCTTCGAGTTCGGTGATTACACCTCCCTCCACTTTGATAGTTACACCACCTTCTAAATCGTGGTAACCATCTGGTGCTGGGATGTCACCATCCTCAGTCACTACCATAATCTCACTACCGATTGCTAGTTCATCACCTGTGTATTTCAGGTCAATACTACCATCTGCAGTTTTGATTTCGCCCATTTTGATTTCCTCCACTACATCTACGATTGTTTCTTCTACAAACGTTTCTTCAGTAACGGTTTCTTCTACTTTAGGAGCATCAACTAAATTGAAGTGTTTTTTCACTAAATCTTTTAGTTCTTTGTTCATAATTTGTTCCTTGTTAAGTTTTGATTGTTTTGATTTAGAAATCACCTTTAGCCTTTGAGTCCTCAACTACTAATGTCTCTCCATTAGTCAACTTGTATTCTCCATCAGGCAACGTTACTGCTCTTTCTCCATCTTTTAATATAAATACTACTGAGGTATTTTCATCTATTACGATTTCAGTTCCTCCCTCAGTCGTTCTGTAATAGAAAGCTTGTTTGGATTGGTTTATCATTTTATCAGCAAAGTATCCTTCTACGGACCAGCCGAGTACCTTACCTTCCTTGATATATTCATTCCATACTTTCTTGTTGTTTATCTTCATAGTACCGAACCAGGTACCTTTAGGGTATTTCTTACCCATCATTGCATATGATTTATCCTTTTCTGGATCTTCTACCAGCCACGATTCTACGAGGGTTACATCATCTACTACATTATCTTCTTGATGGTCTATATTTACTGATGATTGGTAGTTGTTTATCAAGTATTTATGTGCAATCTTTTCGATTGTGTCCTCACTAAAATATACCCAATACTCACCATTGTATATATCGTATCTATATATCAGTTTTTTTGGAACCATTATAGCTCCTACCACCATTTGTTTCTCTTTATCTTGTTCAGCAAAATCACTCTTGATGTTTGCTTTCTTATATGGAACTTTTACCCATTGGTGTCTGCAGTTTTTTCCACCTGCATACTTAAATATATCGTATATTAGTGAGCCTTTTTGTGCAAATCCACTATTCTCACCAGTATAAGTCATCTTATTTATATCTTCTTTACGATATAATTTTCCTAATTTTATTAAGTTTGAACAGAACTTACGAGTATCACTCTGTATAGGGTTACCTTTATTTGGTTTAACTCGGTATTGGTATCTGTATATCCTATTACTGGTATCTTCTAAAGAAGATAGGTCTGCAGTGGATTTTATAGTAAAGTTTTCATCCCCCAACTCATCTTTAACCCATCCTGCAGCCCTTAACTCTTCCTCTGTCTCCCCTACGGATTCTAGTTGTTCTATTATATTATCTTGGATTTCTTGTGGTAAATCATCAACGTATTCTTCACTAATGATTTCTTCTACGAGTTTCTCGAAGATATACTCGTCAGTTATAGGTTTTTGTTCGTTAAAGTAGTGGAAGTTTTCTTCTATAGCTGGAGATTCTACTAATGATATACGATCTACACCCGATTCTAAATCAAACTCATCTATTTCTAATGCAATTATTTTCATTGGTTTCTTTCCCATATATAAGCTCTTATATATGATTTAGGGTTTTGGTTAAAGTTTAACCTATATTTCTTTTAGAGGATAGTTTTGCATCTGCTTCTTGGTTAGTAGTTACATCACCACTTACCACATATGCTCTTACCATTTCGTTACTTGGTCTCTGTGCTTCTGCTATATCTATCGGTCCTATTTGTTCTTCCAATCCACTCATGTTAGGAGTTTGTGATACACCCCTTGGAACTGTAGCAGAACTATTACCACCTTTTGGACTAGCAGAGTTGATTTGTTTTAGGGAACTCATCGTTGTTGCTGCAAGTAGTGCAAATTGAGAGATTTGGTAGGGTATAGCACCGAATGCCATTTTCTGTGAGTTATTTATAATACCTACTGCTGCTTGTCCTGCATCTACCAATACCATTGCTGATGCTAGTGCTTTGTTTTCTCCAAATAGTGTTGTCAGTGCTCCTTGTATAGCATCTATGGATTGGTTAGTTACATCTGCTTTATATTGTGCAACTGCTTCATCATCATCCTTCTGTATCTGGTTATAATCTTGATTGAGTTGTTTAGTTTTCTCATCATATAGTTTGTTTATAGCAAACTTTTCTTCAGCAGTTTTAGTAGTATCATCAAGTTCTTTATATCTCTGTTCTTGTAATATAGCTAAGTTTGCCTGTCTTTCCTCTTCCAAGGTAGTTGCTTGCATCAACCTTAGTTCATTTTCTATATCAGTTACATTCTGCATTGCAGCAAAGATTGCATCATCACTTATCTGTTGTGCAGTATCTTTGATTTCTTTTAGTTTAACTTGGTAGTTTTGTTCTGCCTGTAATCTTATTTTAGTTTTTTCTTCTTCAGTTACTTTTAGAGCATCTATCTCTGCCAGTGCTCTCTTGTATTCTAAATTAAGTTTTTCTTCATCACTTTTAGCGAGTAGGTCTTGTGCTTCTGTTTGGTATTTTTGTAGTAGAGCTAATCCTTCTTCTGCATTCTTTTTTGCTTCTTCTGCTGCAGCCTTGTTTCTAGCCTTTTGTTTATCACTTGCCTCTTTATCAAGTCTTTCTTGCTCATCCTTGATTTCTTTATTTATTTTAGCATCGAGTATCTGTTGTTCTAAGAGGTTTTCCTCGTATTCATCTGTACCTTCTTCCAATAGTTTAGCTTCTTCTTGTAGCTTCTTCTTTTGTAGTTCTAAGGTCTTTTCTCCTGCTGCCTCTTGTAATCTTATTTGTTTATCAAGTTCCTTTATAGTTTTCTTGGTTAGTTTAGTTGCAGCATCATCTACTAATCCCATACTTTCTGCCAGAGATGTGAATGCACCTACTATACTATCTATTATTCCACTAAATGGTCCAAGTGCTTTCTTTATCAGTTCGAGGATACTATCTCTAAATGCATATACTAATCCTGCTACTGCTGTTAAAGATACTATTAGTATTCCAAGTGGGTTCATTGCCATGATTGCATTGAACGCAGTTTGTACTACGTTATATGCTTTCTGTGCTGCAGATGCAACTTTGGTTGATTTAGCAAGTTTGCCAAATCCTTCACTCAGGTCTTTTAGACCGAGTCCAAAGGAGATTGCACTAGCTGCTTTTCCTTCTAAGAACTCCAACTTCTCACTTTCTACTCCAAGTAGTCCAAACCCTCCTACGAGTGCCTGTGTTGAACCAGCAAGGGTTTTTATTGCACCATCAGCAGTTTCCAACTTATCTTCCAAAGATATACCTTCTATTTCTTTATTTAAGGTTTTTATCTTTTGTTGTACATTCTGTGCTTCCTTTGCAAGTTGCTTAAATTGTTGAGTATTCGGTTTTACCAACTTTAGGGCAGTGTTCAGCCCCTCTGCTTCTCTTTCTAGCTGAGAAAGGGATTGGATAGATTTACCATCATCTATGTTGATTTTGTAATTTATAGTTTTTTCTGCCATACTCTTTTATATTTTTTTTTCTATATTGGTATAAATAAGTTTAACCACCTGAGGTTTTTTCATATAGTATAGTAGAGTGGGTTTTCTTGATTACCTTTCATTTTTCCCACTCGTGCTATTTTTATAGTTTTACTATATAGAAACAAGGGGACAATGGTTTATGGTATTCTTCATTTAGTCCCCTTTTTCACGTCTTGTTGTTACCTTATTTAGACTCATTCTAAATAGTATTTAGACTCATTATAAATTACACTATTTTATCTATTTTTTTTTACGTTTTGCTTAGAACCTTCTATTTATTACTATACCATAAACCATTAAATACATTAAACCACACTAATACATTCATTTACCCGATTATCTCTGGTGGCGGGTTATCCACCTAAAACATTCATCCGTAGTGTCCTGATTCATATAGTAAATGAATCCTCTTAGCCAAACGAAGCAGTTGGGGAAGAGTCGTGAGTGGGGGGAACATCTTTGGCCTGTAAGAGGTATGTTAGTGTTTGTAACGGAGACAGTAAGGGACGTTAAGTAAATTAAGTATAGGGGGTAGAATCTCCACCTTTTTTTAACCCTGAATCATCCCTTTAATAAAGAACTTGCATCTAATTACTACTATACTATCAGTTGTGTTAGATGTTGGGAACCCACCTAGGGTTCCTCATCAACTATACTCACTCACAGATTTAGAAAAAAGAGTATCTACCTCGTACTAATCAGTTATTCCTTACGAGGTTTATAACTTTTTCTATAAAGATTTGGATATATCAGTATTTATTCGTATCTTTACATTATATAAATTATTAAATAGCAACACTTATGAACAAACCTACCAATTTATTATTATTAGTTCTTTCAGCATTAAGAAAGAAACCAGTTACCGATACTGAAGCTAGAATCAACTATACTAATGCAGTATGGGATTATATTTTAGATTTAGAATCATTATTTCCCATTTCAGTTCAACCTACCTCATCAGCATTCAAGCAGAAGAATTACTTGGACAAACTACTTATACTGAACGATAGATTTATTAGTATAGGAGATGAGTTCCTTACACCATCAGCAGTTGATAGTATTTTAGAAAAGGTACAGGATATGTTTAGAGAGTATTTAGATGATAAATTATACTATGAGTTTTATGATTTACGAAAGAATCATTATGCTCAGTTGATCAACTCCAATAGGGATGATTCAGTACCTAGCTATAATAGGTTAGATACTCTAAAACATGCAGCATTTAAGAACTTAGGATAGATATATGGCATATAATAAAGTTACATTATCAACTGCTCATAGATTTGAGGAGTTAGAGAGTTATAGAAACTTTCTTAAAGAGAAGAAGATTATACAAGCAAAGTATCCTTCTAAACCTTGGAATATACACGTGGGAACTGGCAGACCGGGTAACCATAAAGACCCTTTTGATACAGAGTGGTGGAATGATTGGCAATCATACAAAAAAGAGATTACTGATTTGATGCTTACACCCAATGGCAATTTCCAGCAATTTACTTGGGAACTTATCAGCGAGAAGAATGAAGAGGTTATGGAACGTATAGCTAAAGGTGTTAAGAGGAGTATATATTACTAATCCACTCATACATCTGTTCAGCAATTAGTTTATATCCCAGGTAGTTAGGATGATAGTCACCTATCATCATACCTGTTTCATCTTCCCATACTCGTCTACTTTGATACTCCCATACTGATTTATCATTTAGCATCTCATAGTCATTCAGTACATCACTCATACATTGTTCAGGTTCCACGAAGTGTGTTGTGTTGATATACTTTATCCTTTCAGTATCAAAGGTTCGGTAGAACGAGTTAAAATATAAATGGTTATAGGTTTTTAGTATTTCTTCTGCTTCATTATATACATCAGTTGGGTCACTATCCCTATATGGATAGGACCACATTATGATTATCATATCATCTTTCTTCACCCACCCTTCTTTTATAGTTTGTTTTACTAATTCAAGTATCTTTCTATTTCCTATACCACATACCCCAAAGTTTATTGCAGGTATATTCAGTAGGTTAGATAGTTGGTTGGGCCAGGAGTTCTGTTCTCTTAGTTTATCTATAAATGGTGGAGGGGTTGGGTTTTCTTTATAGTCTATATCAGTTTCTACTCCGTGTCCTTTAGTCCAACTATCTCCAAATGCTAGTATTCTACTCATTTCCCCAATTAAATCTGTTAGTATCTGCGTTCTTACCCCACCAATCCATATCTTGTTTATGTAATTCAGTTAGTACTGGTATTAGTTCGTGGTGAGCTGAGGTTGCTGATATATTACTATCTTTCATTGGTAGCCCTTTTAGTGCCTTACATGGCACAGGGTTCATATGGAACTGCCAAGTATCACCATAGTATAGTTTTAGTTCTTCAGGTACTGGTACCCAATTATGTTTATCAAAGAAGATTGCACATCCCCATCCATAGTTGTGGTGGGGTATATCTATTATCTCGTAGTTCTTTTCGGTAGTAGTATAGTTATCTTGATGCATACCAAGTATTCCTATCTTCTCACTAAAATATAGTATATAATCAAAGACATCTGTATCATATAGTATATCATCATTCACTATTCCTATTAAGGATTGTTCACTACATGCTTCTACTCCTATATTCCACGCTTTATTCACCACCCATTCATTATATGTTGGTGGTTGATATACTCTCCACTTACCGAGTGGGAACCTATTGGGATAGTGTTTATGGAACTCTTTTGCATTATCTATAATATGAACTGCTGATACTAAATCATTCTCATCATATCTCTTCAGCATCTCATGTATATGTGGAGATTTCCACAGAGTTGGTATTACTATTTCTATCATCCGTTCTCTTGTTTGTATCTTTGTTCTGCCCATTGTTGGGTTCTTATAGCATCCTTCTTCATCTTTCTATTTACTACTGATGGTTTTAGGTATTGTTTCCTTTCGCGTAATTCCTCTAAGTGTCCAGATTCTATAACTTTTGATTTCCATTTTTTTAACGCAACTTGGATGTTTCCTTTTATCACTTTTACGTGTGCCTTACTGTTTTTCATATCTTTTATATTAAGCAACTTGTTTTCCCTACCTCTTGTACTATCTTATAGTATTCATATCCTGCTAGGGTTGTATCTATATCTTTTATCTCATCTCCATAGGGTAGTATTCCATTATCATATTTTCCCTTGAAGAACCTATCTGTTTGGTTTCCTAAAACTCCAGCATTGTGGTAGAATCCATATGTTTCCCAATCCTTTATTGGATTGGTATAGAACATAAAGTTGAATTCCTCTGGTACTGCAGTTAATCTACCATACTTCCAGGCCATCCATAGTTCTGCCCACATAGACATAGTCCAATGTTGTAGTGGATGGTAGGATTCTCCTTTTTCTTTTTTCTCTGCACCTATTTTATTGGATACTACTGGTACTTCCTTCCATAGTTTTAGTTGGAGTTCATATACATCTTTCCAATACTTGGGTGGTACATTCTTAATTAGTTTTTGTGCTCCTCCACTTCCACCTTGATTTCTTCTTACGAACGATTTATCTATCTCAGCAATCTCACACATCTTATCTAAAACTTCCTCTCCTTTTGAGGAGATATATTCTGCACCTATATACGAGATAGTATCACTTAAATACCATATACTATCATGTAAGAAAGGTTCCATATCGAATGGTTTAGTAAAGACGAAGTCACTATCGTGGAAAAATACATATTCCTTTTCCATTAGTGGATTACTTATCCAATGTTTGTAGAGTAGATGTGCTTGGATAGATGGTTGGTAGTTGTTTTGTTCTCTTGTATCTTGGTAGAAGAAGAACTGAACTCCTGGAAAGTTCTTAACTAATTTCTTCCATTCTAAGGGTATTTCTTTCCAACTTGGTACTAATCCTTGGACTAGTTGTATTTGTTGAGGAGCAACCCCCATATTTAGAAAGTTGGTTATATATACCTCTGCCTCCCACGCAAAACGTGGGATAGCAGGTTGGCAACTTAAATAAATCATACTATATCTTTATCTATTATATATAGTTTTTATTTTGGTTATTTTTTCTTCGCAGTATTGGTTATTTACTTTGCTAAGTAAATCTTCATGGTATTCTATATCACCATCTTCGCTCTGAATTATTATACCTTCTAAAACTTTGGTTTTCACATCAGTTGTATCTCTTACGAATACATCTAGTATATAGCCACTATCTAATTTAACTATAAATTGTTCGGTTACTGGTGTTGGAAAAGTAGTACCTTCTATGGGTAGGTATAAGCCCATATCTTTTATATTAGTTTTATCACTTTCGTTTATCACTATATCTATCCACTTTTTAGTATAGGTTTCTTCGTAGCCCATTAAGTAACGGGCCACTCCACCTACTATAATTCCATTATTTTCCGTTATTTGTTGTAATATATCTGTCATAATTCTATGGGTTTTCTAAACAAGAGTTAAAGGTACATGGGTCACCAAGTTCTGTCCAAACTCCACCTCCTACTGTTGGCGTAGTTCCGTCTTTCACACAGAAGATAGTATCTGTATCTGGTGGTATAGTATCACTACAAGATGTTCCATCTAATTTAGTAAAGGTATATGCACACCCACCACCAGCAGATGAAGGACAAAATAAGTTCCACAATACACCTGGTGCCAATGTAGTGCTAGTGGTAGTCACCGGAATTGTAGTGCTGGTCGTAGTTACAGGAGGTTCGGTGGTGGTGCTGCTGGTGGTGGTTGTAGTAGTTGCACAAGATGTTTTAGCAATTACAGTTCCAGTATTATCTATCTGTACACTAAAATCTGCTGGTCCAAATTGTCCTGCATCATCCATAGCATACCATAGGTTTCCACCCAACCAGTAATCTTCTATACCGGTTTGATTAGTTGTAAATCTTGTTCCAATTCCAATCTCAGCCAATGTATTAGCGTTAGTTGAGTAAATCTGTGTTCCAGTTATACTTTGGCATGCCTCTGTTGCATTTCCTGCACCGTTTCCTTCGGTTGCAGATGTTGCAAACTCGGTTCTTGGTGGCTCGGTGGTGGTAGTAGTTGTAATCGGTTGCGTAGTGCTGGTGGAAGTTGTCGTAGTTGTATCACATACCAAACAAGAACCAACGGATACTGCAACTGTTCCTGCTGATTGTTTTTGGAATGGCATATACACACCTTGATACTTAACTTGTACCACATCATTTATACTCATACCACTTACGAACGATGCATCTATTGAAGTAGCTACACATATATCGCAGTTTCCTATTTTATACATTGTAATTGGCGTAGTTTCAGGCTCTTCACAGATAGTAAAGATTGAAAAGGTATAACCTACATTTACATTACAGCTTGTTACTCCACTGGTTGTGGTAGTAGTGGTTGAAACTGGAGGTTCAGTTGTGGTGCTGGTGGTGCTAGTGGTGCTAGTGGTGGAGCTGGTAGAAGTTGTTGTGGTAGTCACTGGCACTACTGGTATACAATCTCCATCTACGGTACATATAGTTCCATTTGGATTTATATTCATTCCTTCTATTCCTACGAATGGACTTCCACTTGGACCATACTTAAATAAATCACTTGTAGTTCCTCTACTACATAATCCAAAGTATGTAGAACCTCCAACTTCACTTCCAATAGTTTCTGCTAAGTTCACATCTCTTGAACCTCCAGCACAATCATTCAGTATATAGTATAGGTCTAATCCACCATCTGTTAGTTGAGTGTTTAGTACATCTACTGTTATACAGTTACATTCTACTTGAGTAGTGGTGCTAGTAGTCGTAGTTGTAATCGGTTGGGTGGTGCTGGTCGTGGTGGATGTAGTTACACATAGAACTGCTCCTAAAAACTCACCATTACTAGCAATTTGCCAAGATTGTCCTGATACTACATCCAATCCATCTCCTACTCCATAGTATAAGTTTCCACCATTCCACGGAGTTGTTGCTCCTGCATCACTAT